CTGATGAGATCATCCAGATCTATCAAAATGCGTCTGACAAAAAACGTAAGATCACTCGTGAAGAACAAGCTCTCATTTACGACTATGAGAACCAATTTATCAACAAACAACTGGAAATACAGAAGTTTTCTGCAGATGAGCGCACAGCCATCATCAAAGCGATGAATGGTCAAATCAACGACTTGAACGAAACCCAGCTAAGGAAAGGATCCGGAGTCGTTGCTAAATGGTTGAAAGATGAAATCAAACTTTACGAAGACCAAACAAAAGCTTTAAAAGAAGAGTATGACAAAGGAACTCTCAATAAAGCTGAATATAACCAAAAACTGGAAGAGTTAAGTGCTCAACACAAGTCCAAAATGGAAGCATTTGGCCGTGAGTATGCCGCTCTTCAAAAGAAACTGAGCGAAAAAGTCCCTCTTAATTTCGGTGATGATCGACAACGTGAGCTATATTTTAGCCAATTACGAAAAAGCTGGGCAGAACTAGGTCTTGATTACGACAAGATGATGGCCAAGGCAGACCAATTTGCTGACATCGTAGGTCGTTCATCCGGTCTTGTGGCTAAAAGTGTACAGAATATGTCACAAGAGACAAGAGATGCAAATCTCTTGTGGAACGGAATGGTATTTGATCCTAAAACCGGACAAGTCAAGACCAATGCTCAGGAAGAAGTCACAAAAGCATTGCAGGCTGAAAACGGCTGGGAGAATATGCAATTTATTCTCAAGCATGCCAATCTTGAAACAAATGCCAAGATGACAATCGGTGAAGCCTTGGTTGAAGTCGGTAAATGGGACAGTTTGACCCCGGCAGAAAAAGAGTTGGTAGTTGGAAATCATCAAGGTATGCAAGCCATTCTTGATAACAAAACATTGCTGGATCAATATAATGCCATGCCGGCAGAAGTAAAAGAATTGTTGATGAAAAACACAGCTTTTCTTGAGTCTGGCGAACGTGCGAAAGCCGTTTTAGAGCATTGGAATCAATTGACACCAGCAGAAAAGGAATTGATTGTTAAGGATGCTGCTAGTGATAAGATGGAGCGTGTTAAACTTGCCGCACAAGCCTTGACCGGAATGAATCCAGTAGTTAACCTTGATGCGAGCGACAAGACACAAACTGCAATTGCAAGTGCATTAGCAAGCATCACAACTTTACCAACACAACACAAGACAGATCTGATTGCTACTCCGGATGGTGTAACATTAGGAAGCAACCAAGCAATGGGAGCTTTAGGACTGTATAATAATTTTTCTGTTCCTACAAAACAGATTACTGCTGATCCAAGTAGTGCAACTAACGCTGCTAACCAAGCAATTGCCAAACAGCAAGAATGGAACAACACACCGTCTCCAGTTAAACCACAACTAGGCGATTCTACTGGAGCAATAACCGCTGCTCGACAAGCTATTGAAAATCAAAACGCTTGGAACGCTACACCAAGCCCGGTGAAAGCTATCAATGCACAAGATAACACTGCAGGACCTGTTTGGAGCGCTCAATCAAATATCAATAGTGTGCAAGGTAAGACGGTATACATTGATGTTGTGAAGCGTATGATTGGAGGAGCAGCGGCAGCACTTGGTTTTAAAGATGGTACAAACTACCATGAAGGTGGTATTGCAATGGTCAACGACCAGCGAAATGCAGTCTATAAAGAAATGGTAACATTACCAGACGGAAGCTCATTTATACCAGACGGACGAGATGTTGTCCTCAATCTGCCTCGTGGATCAAAAGTATTGAGAGCTGACAGAACTAAACGACTGATGAAAAATCTCGGTTTCCCAAGATATGCAACAGGGGTCGGAATTCCGGAAGATGCCAAATTCTTGCGAGAAATGAAAAATGTCAGCCAGCAATTTTTATTTAAAGAAACATCAAACGGAAATAGCTACACTGGTGAAAATATCGTTGCTGAGATTGCAATTCTGAGAGCAAGTTTAGAAAAGATCCTTACTGCTATCCTCGAAAAACCGTCAGAAACCTATTTAGACGGTGATATTTTAGCGCAAAACAGCTATCAAAGATATTCTAAAATCATGGCAAGGGAGGGAATCTAATGTTTAACATGATTATAAATGGATTCAACACTGGATCAATCCCAAACTGCTATGTGACAGATTTCGGAGAAGATCAGACAGCTACACCAAGAGTAGAATCAAATACGATCTATGGAGCCAATGGAGATTATAATCTTTACGATGGAGCTTATGACGGATATGATAAAACGGTAAGTTTTTACGTTGTCAAGACAAGCGAAATTGAGATGATTGTAAATCAATTTAAGCAAGAAGAAAATAAAATAGAGTTCAGTCACCGACCAGGCTCTATTTTTTATGCTGATTTCCAGAGCGCATCATTTAAACAAAACGGCTTGCATGCTTGGTCTTTAGAAATCAAGTTAAAGATGCACCCATTCCGCTACTTAAATAATGATGCCGTAGTCACTTTGGCAGGTAACGGCACAGTAAATAACCCAGGAACTGTATATTCTGAACCTGTAATTACAATTGAAGGCAATGGAGATGTATCTCTCACTATTGGGAAGCAGACCATGCAGCTTACGATTGATACAAAAGCAACAATTGATTGCCGTCATAAAAAACAAAATGTCTATGACAAAAATGGAAATCTGAAAAACACCTTGAGAAAACGAGGTGGTTTCTTCGAAATTGCTCCAGGCACTTCTGGTATTGCGGTTTCAGGTACCGTCTCAAAAATCACAATAAAAGGGAATTGGAGGTATAAAGTATGATCTATCTGCAAGAGGGAAATTTTCCTCTTAACGAAGCTTTTAGCTCCGAAATCGTCCAGGAAGCTAACAGCACTTATCAGCTTACCTTTAAATTCCCCACATCATATCCAAAATGGGCATTGTTAACTCCAGAAACAGAATTAGTTGCTGATGACTTGCACGGAGAGCAGTACTTTACTATCTTCGAAATCGAAAAGCAACACGGACATGTCACTGTATATGCTAATCAAGTAGCTACATTATTAAATGGTTATTCCATCAATAAAATTAATGTAGATCGAGTGAATGGAGCAACCGTGATGAATGCGCTTGTTGCTGGATTCAAACGGGAGACACCATTCACCTTTTTTTCTGACGTGATGTCCAAGCACACCCTCAATCTTAAAGATATCTCAGCGATGGAAGCCTTGGCCAAAGACAAGCATTCCATCGTTGGGCAGTGGGGTGGGGATCTCGTCCGGGATAAGTACAGTGTCCGATTGTTGGAAAACGGTGGAATCGAAAACGAATCATTGTTTGCCTATAAAAAAAACATGAAGTCGTTCCAAGAATCAAAATCCACCAAAGAGTTGAGAACACGAATCCATTTTAAGAAGGTTATCGAAGCTCACGAGGAAGGTAAGAAAGATCAAATCCTAACCGTGACCATTGATAGCCCACTGATCAATAAATACAAGCATATCTACGAAGCAGATATGGAAGTACAAGATCAGGATGTTGTGGATCAAAAAACGCTTGAGGAATACGGCAAGCGCTATTTCCGTGAAACTCTGTGTGACATGATCGAAGAAAGCCTTGAGATTGATGTTGTAGGCCAAGCAGATCAACCAGTACATATGTTTGATATCGTGAGTCTCTTCCACGAGGGCTACAATGTCGATCTGCGAAAAAAGATCACGAAATACAAGTTTAATCCAATGAGCATCAAACTTGTCAGCATCGGATTTGGTGAAGTAACAAGAACTTTAGCAGAATCTATCTCAGGCATGGTCAACGACTCTGTTGACAAGAAAATGAAGTCTTATGATGCTGAATACGAAGCGAAAGTGCAGAAGCTTGTAGATAATGCCAATGCCGAGTATGACAAGCAAGCAAAAGAGCTAGAACATAAAATCACAGACGGGATCGAACAGGCCAAAGCACAAGCTGAAGTAGTTAAGCAAGAAATCTCAGCACAAGTCACTGAGAAGATCAAGGTGGCAAATCAAGCAAATAAAAATGAAATTACGGAAGAGTTTAAAGCTCAATACAATGGCATTGAAGTCAAGATGCAAGGGCTGAAAGCTACAACTGACCAATTAAAGACCAGTGATGCTGATATCCAAAAGCTGATCAATGATTTCAAAGCTCAGACACAGAGCCAATTTGTTGGAATTCAAGGCGCACAATCACGGTTTGAGCAAACCACAGAGAAAGCCATCTCTGACCTGACCAATGTCACAAATGGCAAGGCAGATCGCTCTTATGTCGAGCAGACAGTGAATGGAATTAAAGAGCAACTTACCTCTTCGACAATCGGTGGGCCTAACTTAATTCGTGATACTGCTTATAAAGAAGGTACGAAATATTTTGGTAGCAATGGGATTGCAAAAATAGGAAACCATCCATTCTATTTTAACGGCTCAAAACCAATACTTATTTTCTCTAATAATGACCAAACCAAAAAAGTAATAAGTTCTAACCGGTTCTTATTAGAAAAAAATACAGATTATACCCTTAATTTTAGGGGTTTTAATAATTCGGCTTTGACGTCCTATGATGTCTTTATCCTTGGCCGTCGTAACGGTGAAACCCAAGGCTTCACCATTGTCAAACAGTTGATTAATGGTAAAAAATTAAGCACTAGTGAACTAGAAAGTGTATCAGTCCAATTTAATTCCGGAGATATTGATAATGCCTATTTACGTTTTGATAATAACGGAACAAATGGCGGTCAATCTGATTTATATATTGCAGAAATTGACCTTTATAAAGGGACTCAAAAAAGGCCGTGGCAACCAGCACTTGAAGATCAAGAATATTTAGTAACACAGGCTCAAGCTACTTTTGAAAGAACTATCCAAGGTCTCTCGACCCAATTAACACAACTAGAGAGCAAAGCTGGTCCAAATGGCGAACTTGAACAGCGCATGCAGACCTACTCTGAGAAGGCTGCAGTTGATGCCCTGAAAGCAACAAGGCAGATTCTAGAGCAAGGCTACATAGCAAAAGCTAAATATGATGAAGATGTAGCTGGAATCAATCGAAGATTTGAAAGTGTTGCGACAGATACAACACCAGACAATCTTATCAGATTTGCGGACACATTAACTGAATACAGTGTGTCCAATAATAATAATAATAATAATAGGCTTTCAAGGCCGGAAGACGGAATCTTCAAAATGAAAATTGATGGGTCTCCGTCCGCAACATGGCTAGGACCTTGTTTCCCAATCTATATTGATCGCATTTTGCAAGGTGATGTATACTCTATCGCATTTGATTACATGATCAAATCTAGTGTAGAGGTAGACAAAGGCCTAGCATTTGCATTAAAAAACCATTCAAACAATACTGCCATATTTGCTCAAGGTTTTGCTGACAAAAATACACCGAAGGATAGGTGGATTCGAGCAGAATTCCATTTCACTGCCAATCGTGATTTTGAGTTTAACAAAACAGGGAATTTCCCATTCTACATCTATGCTATCAATAACGGAGAGTTTTGGGTACGGAATCCAATTTTAGTCCGTGGATCTAAGATCCCAGCATTTAGGCCCAGCCCACTGGATAAAGCTGGCACTTCAGAGGCTAAAATTGAGTCTAAGATTGCTGAATACAGACAGACAGTGGATGGACAGTTTACAACAATCACAAACCAAATTGGTGATATGTTGAGAAAAACGGATATCCAAATCACACCAAGTCAAATTTCCTTCGGTGCTGGCAAGAGTATTAACGGGAGAACGATCAGCTCCTTAATGGTGCAAGAGCCAGAGTCCATTGCCTTGATAGCTCAATTGATCAAGGTGAAAGGTGACATGGTAGTTGATGGATCCATCTTGGGCCGTCACATTGCGAGCGAGAGCGTGGAAACTGGGCACATGAAGGCTGGATCAGTTACTACACCGGTTTTGGCTAGTAATGCAGTAACAGCAGACAAGCTACAAGTTGATTATGCTTTGATTCAGAAACTGCTTGCTAATCAAGCATTTATCAGAGAATTAATGGCCCAAAAAGCCTTTATTACGCAACTCGCTTCGATTGACATTTCTGCAGAACACGTCAAAGGCGGAAGACTAAGTGCGAACACCGGATCAACAGTTTTTGACTTGGATAACGGAACGCTGAATCTGTACTCAAATACAGGCACGATTCGAAGAATTGATGATACAAACTCTTCTCAATTTATAAAATTGACAAAAAGCGGATTTATCGCAGAGCAATTTCGTGATTCTAATGCAGCCTTGATGGTAATAGGGACGAATCATAATAAAGATCCAAAAGAGGTAGAACGACACGACAACGAAACATTCGCTGGCATTCGGCTCTGGTCAGGTAAAGGTAGCGGTAAAGAAGAAAGCCTTACAGAATTTGTGGGTGACCGTGTACTTATCTATAATAACGGTCGTTATCGTAGTCCTTGGAACTTCCACGGAAATACAAATGACGGGAATGCCTATTTGATACCGATGAACCAAAATAATGTTAAGCACTACATCGGCCGTGGGGACTTCTTTGTTGAAGGTATCTACTCACGACATTTTTATATGAGTGGTGGACGAGATATAGGTCAGTATCTCTGGGATCTTTTGACTTGCTTTGGTATCATGAAACGTTATGGACAGATTAGCGGAGCCGCTGGCAGTCACGTTCAAGGTGTGCTTGATAAATATGGATTTAGATAAGGGGTAATTAATGAACGAAAATAATTATGTAGCAATCATCACAGAGCTGGCAAATCAACTTGCCAGCAAGTCAATCAATGAGGCTGAATTTAAGGTTCGGCTCACTGAGTCACAGCAACTTGTAGCTCAACTCGCTCAGGAAGTTGAAAGCTATCGCTCTGTCCTAGAGTCTGACAAAGATTTGAAGGACCTGTTTGAAGAAATCAAAAACAAAAACGAGGTAACTAAATAATGGATTTCAAAGTACAATTTAAATCATACGATGCAGTAGCTAACACTACCAAAGTAGCAATCAAGCAAGACTTTCCGTACCGTGTTTTCGAGGAAATTTTGCCAACAAACCGCACGACTGAAGATGATGCGACACTGGTTGAAGCAGTATTAAACATCGTCCGCATGGAACTTGACACATCTGGTGCAGTCGTGGCAATTAAGAAAGAGTTAGACAAATCTGTCGAGGCCAACAATAACGCTATCGCTAAAATCCAAGAATTGACCAAGGAGAACGAAGCGATGACGCAACAAATCCAAAGCATCAAATCAGTGGCTGATTGGTCAGTCCTCGCTCGTGTCACAGATACAGAAAATCCAATCGATCCAACTCTGTATGCTCGTGGATTGGAATTAGTAGAGACTGGCCAAACTGGCAAAGAATACAAGGCACACGACATCTTTGTTGTCAACAATCCAAACTATACTGCTAAATATGGCGAAGGCACTCGTGTGTTGGTACAAGTGAACTCTGATTTCACTTACAATGGCGAAAGCGTAGAAGAACTCGAAGGTAAATTGTCGCAAGATGGTAAATTGGCAGTGTGGAAATGGGAGCTTCCGAAGGAAAACAAACCAGCACAACCAAGCGGAGATCTTGAAACCCAACCAGTGGCTACAGCTACACCACAACCAGTACTTTAATGAGAAAGGGGCGTGATCTATGATTCACTTCACACCAGAGGACATCAGCATGATCATTGGATTTGTTGGTGTTCTCCTTGGCATTTACGGAAATTTTAAAGGAAGTGTCGTGGCGCAGGAAAAACGCATGGTCGTGATCGAAAAAGACATTGAAAACATGCGTGACTTTCGTCTTACAGCAGTGAGACGACTTGATAACCATGATGAACAGAATAAGTCTCTATTGATCCTCGCAGAGCAGGTCAAAGCCTTGAGCGAGGATATGAAAGAGCTTAAAGCACTCATTCAAAACAAAAATAATTAATAAGAGGTAACACTATGAAAATCAACTGGAATGTACGTTTGAAAAACAAAAACTTTTGGCTTGCCCTTGTGCCAGCCTTGGCCTTGCTATTCCAAGCATTTGCTGATATTTTTGGTATCAAATTGGAATTTGGCCAAACGATTGATAAAGTCCTTGTATTTATCAATGTACTATTTGCCTTTCTTGTTCTTGTAGGGATTGTTAACGACCCTACAACATCAGGATTGAGTGATAGCACACGAGCGCTTGACTACGATGAGCCAAACGCTGATTAAGAAGCTAATTCTTAAAGTAACAATCTTTTTACTAGCCACTGCCTTTTTCTGGGTGGTGGCTTTTGACTTTAGAAAGGAGCAATAAATGGCTACTTTAAGTGATATTTTGGGATATGCAGAAGGGTTAGCAGATGCTGGCACTGGTGTATCTATGAGTCAATGGGGGATGCAATGTGCTGCACTACCAAATGCAATCTCTACTTACTTTTTCGTTAAGACACTCTGGGGTAATGCGATTGATCTGCTTAATTCTGCCCGTGATTTAGGCTATGAGGTGGAATATAATCAAGAGGGGAATCTCGATAGTAAGCCACGGGCTGGGGCAGTATTCGTTATGGATACAACATACATCTATGGCCACAGCTATGGGCATACTGGTATTGTGATTGAAGATTCAGATGGATATACCATGCGCACCATTGAGCAGAATATTGACGGTAATGAAGATGCTCTGTATGTTGGTGGCCCAGCACGATATAACACCCGTGACTTTAACGGTATCGTAGGTTGGTTTTACTTCCCAGTAGACGGACAACCAGCACAAGTATCATATATCGAACCGTCAGAGCCTCTTACAGTAGATTCTAGCGAATTTAACGATGAGACTGGTACATTCACAGTCGAAGTATCAGCACTCAATGTGCGGGCTTCTGCCGGGCTTTTAGGTGAGATTGTAGCAGTCTATACAGCAGGTCAAGAAATCAATTATGATGGCTGGCTAGACAATGATGGCTATATCTGGATCACGTATGTCGCAGGTTCTGGAAATCGCAGATATGTGGCAGTAGGTCAATCAGAGAATGGTAAACGCATCACAGACTTCGGCTCATTCGCTTAAAATAAGGAGGATTTAATGGCACTATTAAATTCTACAAATTTACAACAATTTGAAGGAGGAGCAGTCGTCAAGCAAGGTGACTCTGCCTCTCTATTTGGTTATGAGTTGTTGGATGAGAATATGCGCCCAATTAGTGATCTAAATGGCAAAAATGCCGCAATCAGGATCTTTAATCAAAAAGGAAAGGCTACATTTGAGAGTACAGTAGAGAAATCAAGAGTTACTTTTAAAATCGAAAAGGCATTGCCGATTGGATCATATCTCGTTGAAGTCGTTTGCGATGGCTATATTTTCCCAAGCGATCGAAGCACTAGGCTTGAAGTCACGAAATCTGCAGAAGAATTTACAACAGAGGAAATCTTAACACTTATGAAGAATGATGTTAAAGCAGAAATCGACAAGTATATTGCAGAGCATCCAAACGGATCACAAACGGAAGAGTTGCCAGACCTAACAGTACTATACAATCTTGCAAAAATTTAGAGAGGAAAAATTATGACTTTAAATACTGAAAAATTAACATCATTTGCTCAAGCTGTCGGTAGCGACATCAAGGAAATTAAAACCACACTTGCAAGCAAAGCTGACAAGTCAGAACTTGGACAAGCTGGAATCACACAACAACAACTAGACACGGCTATCGCTGGTGTCAAGACTGCCATTTTAGGCGATGGAGTACCAGAAGAATTAGATACTCTCAAAGAGATCGCTGACCGTATCGCAAATGGTGCAGGATCAGCAGACCAAGCTATTGTGTCTAAAATGACAGAGCTTGACCAAAAATTCACCGACCTCGAAAATACTGACTTCGTACAAATCTATACAACGGCTAAAAATACCCTCTAAGGAGGTGCTGAATGGATAAATTAAAGAAAGCTATAGAATCCATTGGTCGTGATATTGGGACGCTTCAAGCTAATCAAGGCGGAGCGTTGCAAACTTCCAAAGCTTACGAGTTGTTTCCAACGTATGCCACGTTACAAGCGCAGATGACCATGAATATCAAGGAGAAGCACGTAGACCTCGGTCTGGACGCTCTCATCGATACAAAATTGCAAAACGGTGGCGATCCGTTTGTCACACGTTCTAAAATTCCAACGGTGGACACCAGCACTCTCGCAACCAAAAATGACTTGGAAGAGCTTAAACGTAAGGTTGGAACGGGTGGTAGCAGTGGAAGTACCGAACTAAAAGGCCAAGGCTTCCCGTACAATCTTAACGCTGATATCGGTACAATATATACTGATACCACGGCAAAGAATGGAGCGGTGAAGTGGATCAAGAAAACTGCTGGAACTGGCTCTAACGCTTGGTCTGTATTGTTTGGCGATGTCAAACACAAGCCAAGAATTTCATCGAGTCAAAACAACGCTTACGTAGAATTCAGACGTATAAACTCCACAGTAGAAATCGGCTTCGGTGGTCTATCATGGGGTTGGTTTGGAATCGTGAGACGAGGTGCGCCCAGCTACATTCCTCAAGGCTCTGACCGTGAGCGTAACGTGGTGATTTTAAATGTCGGCGGTATACCCGTCGGTTTTCGTGCGACTAGCTCAAAACTTGGTATTATGACCAATGACAAGGGCAAACGCCTTGGCACTTTCTATCTAGGCGGTCCGGGTGACGGCAACCAGCTACGCTTACAATTCGATGATCCAGTGCCAACAGATCGTGATATCGGAGATTTGCGGTTTACTGATATGTCCTATATCACAGACGACCCGTGGCCAGAGACTTTATAGAAACATATACATATAAGACACACACCCCCTCAATCGAGGGGGCTTTTTTGTGTTTATAACGGCAATTACAAAGATTGTCTATTATAACGGCAACCAACTGAATATGTTATTGACTACGTTTTTATTTATTTGAGTGATATTTGGCCATACCTAAAATACAGTAAAATCAACCAACCGAATCTAACGGATATCTAATGGTAATCGTATTAAAATTTTGGTATAAATAAAGTATTTTTGCATCAAAAAAGTGATGATTGTATAACCATCACTTTGCTTTTTTTAACTGATTAGCGTATTCTGTCATTTTAATTGCATGTTTTAAACGCATGTTCATAATATCAGAAACACCATTTTTATATTTATCTATTGCTTGAGTAGACAAATCACAATTTTTACTAATAGCATAGGCTGTTGCATTTTCTAGCAACCATTTAATAGCATTGATATCAACTAACATATTTACCTCGCAAAAAACCAAATGATCATTATTATCAGCAAAAAACCTAAAACAAATTCAAGTTTTTCTCTAGTTGTAGTTTTTTTTACATTAAATTTTACTTTCATCCTGATACCTGTTATAATTAAAGCAAGCCCCTATTAGGGGCGGATAGTGATTGCTCACTATCCGAATTCGATGTGCCACTCAATGCTTATGATGAACAAGTTGATTTTGACTACTAGCTTATTCGTTTTAGCTTTGATTGGCTTTTTTCTTCGCCTTAACATTTATTTTTCCTTTCTTTAGTTTCCTTGTCTAAGGTTTCCTCCTTAACCTTATGTATATATTATACAACTAAAGTTACATAAAGTCAAGAGGTTTTATCAACTTTTTTAAAAAAAATAAAAGATTTTTTCCTATTAAATAACTTCCTTTTGCGTCCAAGAGAAAAAAATAAAACTTGAACTTTCTCGAAAGCTATGCTAAACTAGCAATGTGAGCAATGAAGTTGTGAAGTTTTAGAAGCAGTCCTTAAAACAGACCCAAAAAGCTAAAAACAGCGAATTGATTGACTTTCAGAAACTCCCACCGGCTCCATATATACTTTCTAAAGTTTTCTAAAAGTTTCTAAAACGTTGTAAAAACAACGTTTTTTTGTTTTATACTTTCTATTCTTTTTTGAACCTTTTTGAAACTGGCAGACCCAAAAACAGACCCTTTTTTATCCAAAGGGTCTATTTTTATGTTATTTATTTAAAAATCAATATAGTTTGCGAACTTTTCGCCAATATCATCTTTAGCCTCTCTGGTGATGTGTGTATAGATGTTCATAGTTGTTTTTAAATCCGAGTGTCCAAGTCTATACTGGACCTGTTTGAGTGTCATTCCAGCTTCAAAGCATAGGCTGGCATGTGTATGTCGGAAGCCGTGGATCCTAATAGGACGCACATCCGAATCTTTGACAATTTGTTGTAGCCATTTCCGTGGTAGTGTTCCTGGTATTGGTTTTCCAAATTCATTCTCAAAGATAAAAGTAGTAGTAGGATTCATTTCTCTCCACTCTGTGAGTAGTTCACTTGTCTTTTCGTCCAAGCTTATCAATCGGTTGCTACTTTTGTTTTTTGTAGGACCGACAGATTCCCCGTCAAATCCTCTCGTAATGGCTTTGTTTATGCTCAGAGTGTTATTGGTCCAGTCTTCCCATTTGAGGGCTAAAACCTCCCCTTTTCGAGCCCCTGTAAAGGCTAGAAGACGAAAGAGGACTTTCTTTCTCAGTTCATCTGTTTGGTCTACTAATTCAAGGAAAGATTTCAGTTCCTCCTTATCGTAAAAATCGCTCTCTGTATCGACTTGCTTTCTGACAAGCGTTGTTACACTCTCAACCGGATTAGTCGAGATGTAGCCATGTCTGATAGCGTACTTACATATGTTATTCATCAAGCCTTTCATTTTACGTCCGTAAACAAGTTTTTTGGACCAGTCATTGACTTGTTCCTGAAGTTGCAGAGGAGTGAGAGTAGAAATCTTCTTATCTCCTAAAGTCGGATAGATATGATTTTTTATATTCCGTTCTGTCTTGATATAGGTGCTATCCTGTACTGTGTCAGCATATTCTTTGAGCCATTTTTCAGCGACTTCCTCGACAGTGACTTCCTCGACAGTGATTTCCTCGCTATTTTCAAGATCAGTTTGAAGTTGGAGAAGTGCTGCTCTTGCTTTGGCTTTTGTCTGAAACCCCTGACGCTTTACATACTTGTCCTTTCCATTTTCTTTACCGACATAGATCCTAAACTTATACGCTGTATCGCCATTTTTCTTTTTGTAAGACTTTATTTCCATTGTATTTCATTCTCCTTTTTTGAAAACGGAGATTATTTTATTTTAGCTTTTTTAAAAGCTCAATTATTTCCTCATTTTGTTGGATCAAGATTTGATTTTGTTGAATCTGAACTTTTTCCAATGCACCTGGACCGCTTGCATTCATTATTGCTACAGCTTTACTATCCATAACATTCCCAATATAGGATGCCTGATCTGGATATTTTTCTAAAATATTCAGCATATTATTTTTTTTAAAATATGGGTAAGCATCATTGTAGTATTTCTGCTTTTGAGCAATTTCTTTTTCATCATTATTCTTCCCAAAAATAGCCATTTGTTCTCCTTCTAACTAATTAGTGAATTATATTCGTCTTTGACCATCGTTTCATCAGCAATGGTCTTTAATTTGTACTTTTCCATAAATTTTATGTAATTGAAATCCCTGACATCTTCCATTAATTGTAACTCTTCTTCTAGCAAGTGATGAATCATGCTCCTATCAGCCTGCAGCTCGCAGTATTCCCTATTTAGCTCATATTGAGCAGGAGTATGCTCTTTGTGACCCAATTCGTGCAAAGCAACTTGCTTTTGATCTTCAACCGATAAATTAATATCTAACGCTAAAATATTCAAAGTAGGATTAAAGAAACCAGGACTATGCCAATCACTTCCGTCAAAGTAGCATAGGTTTACACCCTCTTGGGCGCAAAGCTCTCTTACAGTCATAAGTGCACCTCTATTTATTTTTTAAATGTGCCTCCAAAACTGCTGTAATAAAATCAATATCTTCTTCTGTGAGTGGTTTACCATCGAATAACATTGATTGTGCAGCAATATCTCTGAGGTCTAATGGTGCAGAAGCATCACCATCTTTCGCAATATTAGGATTTTCTGTGCGTCCCAAGAGGTAGTCGGTGGACACATTAAAATAGTCAGCAATTTCTTGCAATCTTTCAGCATTTGGCTTTTTGTTTTTCATGCTATAGATTGTATTTCTACTATATCCAAGTGTTTCTTCAAGTGAATTAATAGAAATTCCACGCATTTGGCAAAGTTCTTTTATCTTTTCGAATAAAGAAAACATTGATTTATCAACCTTTCTAAGGCATGACAAAAAATATTTAAACTTTTGTTTGAAAAGTGTTGACAAATAACAAACTATAGTTTAAAATATTATTCGTAAGCTAAGGAGTTAGCGAATAACACTACTAAAAAAAATAAAACCTTAAAAACTGATTGGCGTCCGTTTTGTCTAGGTAAAATTTACCTTTTTAGTAGGTCTTTTCTCTATGCTTAAATTCTAATCTATAGATTGTTTTTTGTCAAGAAATTCGCTAACTTTTTAAATAAATTTTTAAAAGGAGGTCAGGAATGAGCCAACAACATCAAAAATGGATTCAATTGGTCAAAGAAAAATTGAGTTCAGAAGGAATGACACAAACGCATCTTGCTCGTGCTTGCGGAGTGAAGAAGCCAACCATTTCAGAATTACTGAAATATGGGAAGGGCAGCGATAGACTCAAAAACCGAGTCTGTGATGTCTTAGGTATCGACGAGACTTGGGTCGATTTAGGAGAGTAGGAGGAACGAACAACATGACAACATATGTTGATAGAGATGGTAAAGATTCAGTAGCCCTCGATAGATTAGTTAAACTAACAATGAATCTATCAAATGGAAATGTAATCCAAATCAGTAACCCTAAAGAACGAATAGATGAATTATTAAAATTCATCAAGGATCCTAAAAGTAATTTTTTGCATATAGGTCCGACAATGATCAATACTAACCAAATAGTATCTATGGAATGTTCTGACGGTTTTTATGCAATGAGAGGCCGCCTTGATAATCGTTAGTTAACTCAAAGGAGAAACATGAACGAAATTACTTTATCAAATAATCTATCTCAGATAGAACTTGAAATCAGCCATCACAAGCAAATAGCTGGCCAGTCGATTTGGGAAATCGGCAGACGCTTGAACCATGTAAAAGAGCACAATCTGGTACATGGGGAATTCATGGATTGGTACACTAACCTTGGAATTGACAAAGATTTCGCTAGTAAATCAATGAAGATAGCAAAAGAACTTCCAAATTTCGAAACGTTACGAAATTTAGGAACAACTGCACTTCATCTGATTGCAACTCTTCCAGACGAAGAGAAAGAGGAGCAGATCCAACGCATCGAAGATGGCGACAATCCAACGGTACGGGAACTTCAGGAAATCAAGAAGAAGCTCAACCTAAGCAAACTAGCAAACAAGCGTCTACAAGCTGAAAACGAGCGAATCAAATCTTCCAAGGTCGAAATCAAAGAAACCATCAAAGAAGTCGTCCCAGACGATTACAAGGCAACACAGGATCTTAACAGGCAATTGCTGGAAAAGAATAAGGAACTCTCTAAAACCGTTAAGGCAATGGAAGAACGCTCTGAATTTATCGAAAAGCAACTGGCTGACACACTGGCCCAGCGTGAAGAGGTCGATAAGAAATCTGCACAGTATGATGAATTGACACGAGCGATTGAAGAATCGCAAGGGCAACTCAACAGCGTACAGAAGCAAATCTCAGCTTACAAGAAAATCACAAGCCTACTTCAAAAAGGAAATGACTTTTTAGCAAGCATGGGTGGTCTAATCTATGCGGATGAGGAAAAAGTCCTCAAAGCTGATGGAATCATCCGAAATGAATTTGACAGTTTTATCAGCCGAGGGCTTCGTTTTTTCAACGACCTGAACGATATCCGCAAAGAAAGCAACATTTTAGAAGGAGAATTTGAATAATGAATGAAGTGACAATTCAACCTACCGAGTTAGTGGTAGAAGACGCAATGATCCATGCGCTCCAGGAATTAAAAAAGCTGAAAGAAGGCCAGTCCATCTTATCAGCCGATGTTGATTATCTGAAGAATGAGCAACCAGTCAACCCCTCAATCTGTCTGGCATTGGAAAAACTACGCAAGAAAAAGGTCGTGGCCCTGCTCGGTGGTAAAGACAGCCAGGCCTACCGTGACCGACATTTCGCACAATCCGTATTTTCACAGGCTGCTAAAGACTTCAAGGACTACTTCCGTATTCCACGCTACGACTTATTGAAGCGCAAGGACGAGGAAAAAGCTTTCGACTATTGGAATAGTTGGGAGCCATCTGCAAACACTAAGCTAGAAATCAAAGCCCGCAACGGACAGATGAGTTTAGTCGGGTAAGGAGGCTTACATGGTTCTAGAATTATTTGGAACTGAATTTAAAGATAAACTCTTTGAAGAGCTAGTTTCACTCAACATCAAAGCTATGGAAGAAGCTAAGCGCAGATCAAGCAAACATATTACATGGGTGCCGATCAAACAGCTACAAGAAGCAACCGGATGGGGTAGAACTAAACTAGAAGAGTGGAGAGACCAAGGGAAATTTCAATTCCAACAGTCCGGAAAGGGCGGGAAGTATCTCTACAATTTGGAAGATGTTCAGCGATTCTGTCGAACACTACAAAAATAAAAAGCACCCTTTTAAAAAGGCGCTTTGAAAGAACTATAACTTAATTATAACACAATTTGAAGGAGAAGAAATGGATCCTATTAAAAGATTATTAAAATTGATGGAATGGCAAGACGCCAATCGCCCGCTAAAAGTAGAGGAAAAAGCCAAATTGATGAAATTGCCAGATAACGAGTTTGAAGATAAACTTCATCAGATGGCTCTGGATTTTAAGAATGATGGGGTGATTAGAGTATGAGCTTAAAACAATTAAAAAATACTGTTTTATCACTTACAGCACTATTCTTATTGTTTGTAGGCGCAACAATGAAAATCATGTACGATCAAGAACAACACATCAAGGATCTAGACAATGCGGTCCAAATGAACTTTGAAAGTACAGGTCATTGGGCCGAAAGTATCGAAAAAATCAAAGAGACCAATAAGGCTCAAGATGTGATGATCAATAAATTCAACCGGGAACTTTTCCCGCAAAAAGAAACAAAAGAGGTAGAAGAAAATGACAACAATTGAAATTATTTTAGCAGTAGCTTTTGTAACATATATTTTATTTTCAGGATTCGCAATCTATGTGATGCGTGAAGTAATCGTTCGCCAAAAGGCCAAAATGCAGCATTACAAATCAGCAAAATATCAGCGTGAAATGTGGAATAAGAGAATGTCAGAAATTCATCAAAAAAGAACAGTGAAAGGAATGTCTGAATTATGAGCGACAACGTACACAATCCAAAACACTACCAAGGACGGAATGGTTTAGAAGCCATCGATGTCCATCGCAACTTTATGAATGATGAGCAGTTGACCGGATACCATTTAGGTAATCTACTTAAGTATCTGCTTCGTTATCGTAAGAAAAATGGCATCGAGGACTTGGAAAAAGCTAAGGTGCACATGGACTGGCTGATTGAAAAAGAAAAAGCCATGATGCTACAGCTAGACGCATTGACAAAGACAGAGGCATTGGTTGGAGATACAAATGATTAATAATGTTGTACTTATCGGGCGCTTAACTCGTGATGTAGAACTACATCGAACATCTCAAGATCAAGCAGTTGGACAATTCACGCTTGCTGTAAATCGAAATTTTAAAAATCAAGATGGTGGATATGATGCAGATTTCATCAATTGTGTGATTTGGCGGAAATTAGCGGAAAACTTTGCAAGTTGGATCAAGAAAGGAAATCTGGTAGCCATCACTGGCCACATTCAAACCCGTAACTATGAGAATCAGCAAGGTCAACGTGTCTATGTGACTGAAGTTGTTATTGATAGTTTCAGAAGTTTAGAGAAGCGTGACAATTCAGCCAACCGGAACTCTATGGATGAGCAAATGCCTCCTTCATTTGAGAGTAATCAAATGAATATCCCTGATGATGGTTTACCATTCTAGAATGGAGGAATGAAATGTCAGATAATAAGAAATACTACTATCTGAGAGTGAAAGAAAATTTTTATGACAGTGATGAAATGATTATTTTGGAAAGCATGCCAGATGGTTTTCTATACTCTAACATTTTGATCAAACTCTATCTGAGGTCATTGAAAAACAATGGTAAGTTGATGTTCAATGATCGAATCCCATTCAATTCTGAAATGCTTTCAAAAATAACAAGGCATCCTGTGGCAGTAGTAGAAAAAGCTGTCAGCATTTTCAAGGAAATGAACCTAATTGATGTTTTGGATAATGGCGCTATTTTTATGCTAGACATTGAATCATTTATTGGAAAATCGAACACGGAAGCTGATAGAAAGCGTGACTATCGCAGAAGAATTGAGAAGGAAAAACAAAAAATATTGTCGGGACATTTGTCCGGACAAATGTCGGACGAACATCCACCAGAGATAGAGATAGAGAAAGAGATAGAGATAGATATAGAGAAAGATTTAGAGAAAAATACGCTCAAAATCATCGTAGATGAATATCAGTCTCGTATTTCACCAATTGATGGAATCCAATTTGAAACTTTAAAAGAATTCATCACTCTGGATGGTATGGAACCAAATGTAGTTTTAAAAGCTATCAGTTTGGCCGCTGACAATGGTAAAAGAAATTTCAGCTATATTAGAGCTATTTTGCAAAATTGGAAAAACGATGGATTGTTATCAATTGCAGCAGTAAACGAACGAGAACGGAAGTTTCAGGAAAGCAAAACAAAAGGACAACCAACAAAGCAACAATCAAACGTTCCAGATTGGTCAAAACCAAATTATACCAATCAAACAAGTGATCAAGAGAAAAAAGCTTTGGAGGAAGCAAAAAATAAAATGCTACAGAAATTAGAAAAGGATGGGAAGTAATGTTTATTTTAAAACATGGATCAAAACAAGCAAAACCATTCATAAAATCTGTAGTAGTTGGGACCACTGGTTTGGATGTCTCTTTCTCTGAGGAAGCGAAAGCAATGAAATTCGCATCTCGTGGGGTAGCTATCCAGGTAGGAAATGCTTTAAGAAAGTCATTCGGTACATTCTATCCAGTAGAAATTGATAATTGAAAAAGGAGTTGTAATGTATCATGGCAGGCTACACCAAAAATCAGATAGAACATTTCAAAGAGCAACTCAAGCTCTTAATGAAAAGCCATAACTTAACAGCTAGAAAATTATCCGAAGAAATAGGCTACTCAATGAATACAATAAGCAGTCTATTGACTGGCAAAATAAAAGTACACGAACGTCACGTACAACTGATTTGCCAATATTTTCAAATCGGAGAGAACTCTCTCATGGGTGATGCGGATGAGTTAGCTGATTATAAGCTATATGAGAACGGACGTTATTTATGTACCGGATCATTGAAGAAGTTAAGCAAAATTACAGGGAAAGATAAATTGCTATTGAAATTCCATGCAGATTTAAACAAAAAAGGCAAAGAGACTGGCAATCTAAAACTTGTGAAAAAATAGAAAGAGGTAAAAATGGAGAATTTAATTTTAAACAAAGTAAAACAATGGTTTATTGATCGAGATCTAGAAAACGGGGGCCGGCTAGATAAACAGTCCTTAAAATTAAGTGAGGAATTTGGTGAGTTATGTGCAGGATTCTTGAAAAAGAATGAAGCACTAACAAAAGACAGCATTGGTGATTGTGCTGTAGTAGTTGTAGGTTTAGCATTGCTGATCAAAGAGGATGTACAGAGCATCTTTGAAGAGTCTAATAATATCAGACGAAAAGAAGCAATGGACTGCTTCAAACTGCTAAATGCCAATATTAGTGAGTTTCAGTTATCTCAAGATTTAGCAAGCAAAAAAATGTGTCGGCACAACCTTGTGCGCATTGTAGCCTACTTGAAATCAATCGGAAATATTTTAGGCTATGAATTCCTGGAATGTTTCAAAGGCGCCTATAACGAAATCAAAGATCGGAAAGGTAAATGGATTGATGGCTCATTCGTAAAAGAGGAGGATTTGCCAGATGAATAAACAAGAGTTGATTGAACGGATAAAATGTTTAAAGAATCTTTTCGGTAACAAGGCAGAATATATTGAGATAGACGCAGCAATTGAACTTATTGAACGACTAGACGAACCGCAGAAGACGGTAGTACCGCAGTTTGTGGCGGATTGGATTGAGACGTGCAAAGAAAATAATATAATTTCATTGTCTGGCGCTTTTGAATATGCAAAAGAAGAAGTTGATACATGGTTATCAGATTGGAAAAATCAAGAAATATTCGCCAGTGCTTGGATTTTTGGCTACGAGGTCGAGAAAGAGAAGCGGTATTATGTAAGGTTTAAATGGATTGAAGAATCATATAGTTACTTAACCTTGATTAAGCACCTAAACACTTGGACGTTATCGTCAATAAAACTAGATAAAAAATTTCGTACAGAACACACAAAAAAACAGCTCGAAGAAGCCGGGTTTGGTTGGGTGTTTGATTGTGAAGGAATTGAATTAGAGGAGGTGCAAGATGATTCCAAAGTTTAGAGCATGGCATAATGAACTTGGTAGAATGATGTTAGTAAAGGCTATGCTTTTCTTTGCTAATGAGCTTGAAGAACTTGAATTGAATGATTCAATTATGAATGATAATATTCCAGTTTATCCTGACGGAATTAAACTCATGCAGTCAACAGGCTTGCATGATAAGAACGGCAAAGAAGTCTTTGTCGGAGATATTATAAAATGTACCAGAGGTTGTCCTCATGAAGTATACCTAGAAAAAGAATATGGTGGCACTTACGTAGGAGGCATGCCGGCTATATATCTAAAAGGAATTAAAGAAGGATATGCGTGGACTGGGGCCGAAGAAATCCTCGGCAACATTTACGAAAATCCAGAACTTTTGGAGGTAACAGAATGAAACGACCAAACAAATACCCATATACACGAAGTCAGTGGGAAGAGACAACGACAGCAGTTTATTCGTATAACAACGGAGAATATGAACTGTTTAGAGGTCTTGAAAACAAATTCACGGGAGAAAGAGTAGAGGTGAAATAATGGAAGAGATTATCATGGCTTCATTGCCTAATAAAGAATTAAATCGTTTGATTAAAATTGAAATTGCTGTTGAGACTTTAATTGAGAATGGAGTTCTTGACGAAGATGTATTTAACCAGTATTTGAATGAAGCATAAGAGGAAGAGGTAGAAATATGATAAAAAAATTATTGATCACAGTTTTTGTTTGTTTGTCTTTTATAACACTATCAGGGTGTGGAAATAAAGATATTATTGGAACAACTTTTACTTTCAAATACGCAAAAATCAGACTAGCTGACGGACGAATTGTCGAAGGTGAAGTGAAGCAATGGGCGAAATATGACGAACAAGATAGTATTCGTGTGACTTTTGAAAATGGCGAGGTATATTACACTCACTCAAGCAATGTAACACTGTATAACAAATAGATGGGAATTAACATGGACTTACAAAATTTTATCTATCTTCTACTCGCCATAGTCTGGCTGTCTGGCTTGATCTGGGCCAGTGTGATAGCGTTTAAAAACAGAAAGGAGAAATGATGAGTTTGGATAATGTACATATACCAATGCGAGCGAATAGAATTCTATCTATTGCCCAAATAAATGGCAAGCTAGAGATAGCTATACTTGGGGAAGAGTTTTTTGAAACAGATTCATACTTTGAAGATCTGCACGATGCAGTGCTGCCATTTGACAATATAAGAGATTTAAAGCGTATTATTGATCATATCATCGATGTGGAGGACAATAAATGAGGGTATATGTTGTTAGGAAATACCATGGACGCTCAAGTTGGAGCGATCCTAAACACTTAGCAAAGTATACAGAGAAAGAATTCCATGCTAGATCCGAGGCACTTGCTTATCGTGAAAGTTTAGGATTGAATGGAATTATAGAAGTATACTGCAGGGAGGATAGTAAATGAATCTAAGAAGTCGGTTTGGGTATTTAATTTTGGCTTTGCAACAGTATCCGTTTGAAAAAGAAATCAAGGAACGAATTGAAGAAATCGAAGTGCCTTGGAAACCAACCGATCCAAATACAGGGATCAAAAGTAATAAGGTAATGACACCGAAAGCCCTGGCCGATATTATCAAAAAAGAATCGGATCCAGAACTACATCGTCTCGAATTGCTTCGAGAGGCAATCAGCACTATCAAAATTCTAACACCCGAAAAACAATGGGCTGCAATCAAAGAAGTATACATTGATGGAACTCTAACTGTGGAAGGAGCATCAATCAAATACTTGCACTGTAGTAAGTCTCTTGCCTACAAGGAAGTGATCGAGCCATTCTTTAGTGGGCTTGAAAAGAAAATCTACGAACTATCTGCGAATACTAAGATTAATATTAATTTGGAAAAAAGTTAAAAATACAGCCGAAAGTGTGGAAAAAAATTAAAAATAAGGTGGTAAAATTATATCATCGGGTAAAACCGAACAGATGGATCCTTATGAAACGGGTTAGGAGTTAGCTCAGTCGGTAGAGCGGTCGGGTTATGACCGGCGTGTCACAGGTTCGAATCCTGTACTCCTAATATCAGCAAGTCAGCAATGCTGGCTTTTTTTATTTTAACGTGAAGGGAGGTGACACTATGAACATTGTGGATCCAATCAGAGATAAGGATGACATCCAAGCGATGAAGGAATATCTACGAGAATGGAATGAGCGAAACTACTTGCTCTTTTTATTTGGCATTAATTCTGGATTGCGAGTGGGCGACATTCTTCGAATACGAGTAAAGGATGTGCAAGGTTGGTATATCAAAATCAAAGAGCAGAAGACTGGAAAAAGGAAGCAGCTCAAGATGACAAAGAATCTGAAAAAAGAAGTCAGAGAGTACACAAAGGATATGCCACTGCATCATTATCTGTTTCAAAGTCGCATCGGAAAAAACAAACCGCTTGACAGACGGACAGTTGATTGGATATTGAAAACCGCAGCTATCGAGTGTGGAATTGAAAACATTGGCACCCACTCGATGAGAAAAACATTTGGGTATCACTATTACAAAAAGACCAAAGACGTGGCAATGCTCATGGATCTATTTAATCATTCATCTCCTGCGATCACGCTGAGGTATATTGGAATCAGACAAGATCAACGAGATAAAGCCATGTCTAATTTTGATTTATAGTTATCAATTGGACACAACGAGTAAAACGCTAATTAGTTTTATTAATTGCCTGCTATTCATTTATTTTACTGGCTTTTTAATGCTGGGGCGAATCAGACAGAATATAAGATATGTCTAATTCAAGAGAGAAAAACAACATAGTTTTCAGAAATAATATAATGAATTTCAGAAATAGATAATTGAAAGTATGAAATGTTACAGAGGATTTAAGAATTGAAAGTAGATGTTTCGACAAGAGAAAGTCGCAGAGAGTTTTATCTTTCAAGATCATGGAGACAACTGAGACTCGAAGCAATGAGTAGAGATCATTTTGAATGTGTCTGGTGTCGAGATGAGGGAAAGGTAACGACAGATAACCTCGAAGTCGATCACATCAAAGAGCTAGAATATTATCCAGAGTTCGCTCTAGATATCGACAACCTTCGTACTTTGTGCAAGGAGTGTCACAATAAGCGACATCATCGCTTTCAATTTCGCAAATCATCCAAGTTGCAAAACAAAAATTTTCGTTCTGACGAATGGTGGGGATGAAAATTTAAAATTTTAAAAAATTCAAAGACCCCCCGGTCGAAAAAAAATCGAAAAAAATCGGTCTCTGGGAACCGGTGGGAGGGGTCGATTGTCCAAATGCAAAGCACTATTTTTTAAGGGGGAGGGGGCTCATGGAAGAATACTCAGAAAAAAATATAAAAGAATTGGAAAATCAGTTACTTTCCAAAATCGGCAATTTCAGCACACGAAAGAAAGATGCAATCCAGTACGAGAAAGTTCATCGTTATCTCTATCTGGTCCGTCTACTGTATGAGTTGAAAGAACGTCTCAAACAAGATGGATTAGTCATTACCGTACACAATGGCCAGCAAAGATTCCAAAAAGCGAACTCATTGATCAAAGAAATCAATACAACCAGCAATCAGCTACTAGCGATTGAGCGATCATTTGACTTTGAGGTTGAAAATTCACCAGTCGAGAAGAAACCACCGTCAGATGGAAGTGATCTATTGTGATTTCTCATCCTCTGATCGATGAATATATTGAGCTTGCTGAATCTGGAAAAATCAAAGTCAACAAAGAACGCTCACTGCTATTCAAAATCATCAAAGAAAAGATATATCCAAGGGATGATCTTTATTTTCACAATGAATTGATTGAAAAATATATTCAGTTCACTGAAAAGAATTTCTTTCCACTTGCTAAATATCAAAAATTCTTGACACCATTCATCTTTCTCTTTAGGAAAGAAGATGGCGAACCTCAATTCGATGAGTTCCTTCTTACTTTGGCCCGTGGGGGTGGTAAGAATGGTTTTATGTCTAGTCGAGATGCATTTTTTATCAGCCCACTATATCCAATTCGAGATTATGATGTGACTATCACAGCTAATTCGGAAAAACAAGGGAAGGTATCATTTGAGGAAGTTTATGAAACTGTCCAGAGAAGAGGACTGGAAGATCATTACTATTTGACAAAGATGTCTATTACAGGCCGAGGGAATAACTCGGTCTTTTCTTATCGGACAAACAACCCAAAGACAATGGACTCGGCTCGTGATGGCTGCCTTGAATTCGATGAAATTCACCAGTTTGAAAATGACTCTGCTGTTAAAATCCAGCGATCGGGACTTGGTAAAATTGCCCATGCTCGCACCTTTTACAACGGTACAAATGGACACGTTCGTGAAGGGTTTTACGACAAGATGATTGAAAAATCTATGAAGATCTTGAATGGCGAACTTGACGAGTTCCGCTTTTTCCCTTTTATCTGCAAGTTAGATGATCCGGAAGAAGTAGATGATATGAGCAACTGGCCAAAAGCGAATCCTATGCTTGATGAAACAACTCCTTATGCCAAACGTCTACTGGCTAGAACGAAAGCTGACTATGATGATTTGGAATTGGAACCATCAGGTAGACAAGAGTTTATGACAAAACGGATGAACCTTCCAGAAGCAGACATCGAAAAAGATGTGACCACTCGTGAAAAGTTAATGGCTGCATTGAGAAGCCCTGGCATAGATCTCTCAGGAAGATCTTGTGTCGCTGGTTTTGACTACGCAAGCATCAGAGACTTTGCCAGTGTTGGACTGCTATTTAAAAACGGTGATGAGTTTATCTGGAAGCAACACAGTTTTGCAAGAAAGCAATTTTTGGATATGTTTAAGATCAAGGCTCCAATCCGTGAATGGCAGGAGCAAGGGCTCTTCACCATTGTAGACGGTCCAAGTATAGATCCAAGATTACTTGTTGATAAATTGATCCAGTGGCGCAAGCTCTACAATATCGAAATTGTCTGCGCAGACGGATTTCGAATGGACTTGCTGAAACCATTGCTGGAAGAAGCTGATTTTGAGTATGAATTCTTGCGAAATCCAGGAGCGATACAGTCGAAGGTAGCTCCAATCATTGAAGATG